CTCGTCTTTGCCGAGTCCGAGGTTGTCGTCGATGCGGCTCGCGATGGCGACGATGTCGCGGCAGTCTTTGCGGATAAAGTCTTTGGATCCGGGAATCATCAGTGCGCTACTCCTTGTTCCTTTGGCTTCAACGCCTCAGCCAGCAAACCATAGCAAGCCCGCGTATTCTCTTCGGCCACCTTCGCGGCATCCGGCTGCGGGTTGTAATAAGGCACCTGGTCCTGATGCGCGAGGTAGCCGCCGAGGAAGCCGGTTCCTAGGGCGATCACGATGCCGATGATCAGCGCGTGAATGCTGTGTTCGGTGGTCATCAGTCTTCGGCTTTCTCGTATGTGGCATCGAAGATGTCGGGCCTGCAGGGGTATACCTCGCCCTTGATGCCACGAATGATCCAGTCCCCGCTGATCGCCAACATTGTGCCCTCAAGCGTGTGAACCTCCATGCTGCGGCGACCTTCGCGCCAAACCTCGCATCCAGCCTTGCGCGCCCATTCCGGGAGGTTGTCGTAGTTCGACAGGTATTGGCACGCTTCGATCACGACCGGCTTCTTGCGGAACTGCATCTCACTCTCCCAAAGAAGAAGCCCCCGCGCCGACGCAAACCGAAACGCGGGAGCTAATAGGCCCACAATTAGGCTTTTAGTTTTTCAGAACGGGATTTCTTGATTCGTCAGCTCCGCCTCGACCTCGTCAACTGCCTGCTTCAGCTCCAGGAACGGACGGCCGTGAAGCTTCTGGCTGATCGGGGTATAAAGATCGGGATTCCCGCTTGGCCACTTCACTTTGAGGGCGTCTGCGAGCCAGGTCTGGTTCTTGACGTTGGCGTGGTCGTAGACCGGTCCCTTCGGCGCTGTCTTTGCGACTTCCTTCGGTGCAGGCGGCGGTGGCTCCAACTGCCTAGCCGTCGTCTCGACCACCTCGCCGTCCTCATCGACCTCTGCCCCAAGCTCCTCGGGCGTATGCGACGCCGGCCCCAGGCACTCAGGCCAAAGCGCGCGAACCATGTCCGACACGGCGCGCCAGTAGTACATGTTGCGTGGGTACTTCTGCCACGAGTCCTTGCCCATCACGCCAGCGCGCTTCGCGTCTTCGAGCAGGAAGGAGAACTCGGTATAGGGGTCGGAGGCCTTGCGGCGCCCCTTGACGACTGCGCCCTCGGCATCGCGGCGGACAGGCACCCAGTCGGTATCGGGATACCGCTCGAGGACGCGAGAGAGCATCAGCTCCGCTCCCATCGCCGGCTTCCCGCTGATCACCGAGATCTTCGAGAAGGCTCGCATAGGCGGGATTCCAAGCTCCCGACCGGTCAGCATGATCGCCGCCGCAGCCTCTGCCGTTTTGATCGACGTAGGGAGCATCCCAGAGCGGACGAGATCCCCGCCCATCTGGATGATCTGGTTCCACTCCTGGGGGGTAGGCAGTAGCGCGAGTTCGTTCACTGGTCTTCACCTTCTTCGATCTGTTTCGGTCTCGGTGCCGAGGGGAATCGTAGCTGTCCGTGTTCTAGAACAGCCCAGCCGAGATTCATCCCGGCCTCCAGATCCGCCTTAACGGCCTCGGTGTCCACACGATAGCTCATCACTGGGATGAGGTAGGAATGCGGAACGCCGTACTTCTCGACCGAGGCGGCCGACATAGGGCGGTTCTCCCCAAAGGCGAACTTCACCGAATCGACGTTGGCCAAGGTGATCTTCCCGAGCTTGCCGCGGAACGCCTCTCGCACGCCCTCGCCAGCAGCCTGGATCACGAGCCTCGTCCGACGCTTGAAGCGCTCGTGGATCTCCTCGAGCTGCTCCTTGCGCGCGCGGTAGTAGCGGTAGCCCTCTTCCTGGGCCTTGATCTGGCTCTTGATCTCGCGGTCTACGGCGATGCGGCGGTCTACGGCATCGCCAAGGGCCAGGCTCGCGTCCTCGAATCGGTCGAGGAACTGGTCTATGCGGTCGGCGCCATCCATCTCGTCGCAGACGGCCGAGAGCTCGTGGGCGGCCCATGACATGGGCGTCTTAGCAGGGAGGTTGTTAGACATGTGGGATTCTCCGTCCGTTCAACAAACTAGAAGTTGTTTGATAAGCTTGTGATTGAACTATTTGAAACGGGCGCAGACTTGCGCGCCGAGATGCTGTGAGGTAAGACAGGGCAACTCCAAGTTCCCGCTAAGAGTCGCCCTGCCACGAACTTCGCATTGCGAAGGATTCGCTGAAGAATCGCGTCTGCGCGTCAACGCATCCGCGTGATGAAAAGCACCGCCCTTAACTCTAGATCCCCACTTCCAGCGAACCGACCAAGGTTCACGTCCCGACGCCGAGCGATGCGCCGATGCCCAGCTTTTAAGCGAATTCCGCCTAGCTGGTCAAATGCTTTCGCCGAGGTGGAAAAAATGTCAATATTATCGCGCAACGGATCAACGAAAAGGGTTAGGTCCCCGATGCTGGATTGGGAGGACCCTCCGACGCCTGCGCGTGATCACTTTCGGGACAACCTAGAACGACGAATGAATGAACTCGGACTATCGGACTCCGATCTCTGCCGTCGTTGCGAAGTCGCGCCTTCTACCGTCGGGAGGTGGTTATCTGGCGACAGATATCCGAGCCTTGAGACGCTTGAAGTCATAGCGAAAGCACTTGAGATGACCGCGTCAGAACTGCTCGCGGGGCCGGACGATCGGCAGGCGATGAGCGTAGAGCACGCGCTCAAAGTAATTGAGGCTGTTGTGCGAAAAAATCGGAACAACTAAAACGGTCAGACGTTGACGACGCCGTTTTCCTCCGCTAACTAAAACGAACCCAATCCAGCGACCGGCCTGCTCACCACAGGCCAAAAATGTTCGTCGGTACTCAAGACACGGATCCCGGAGCGGAGCGAAAGCCCTGCCTCGGGATCTCTGCGTTTGGGGGCGCCGCGTGATTTCCTTCCACCGCGACACCGCGAATATCGGCAACGAGCGCGCGTACTTCCGCGACTTCGAGTGGGCTGATGTCGCCGACTTTCATCGCCTGGCGCGAGCCGTGAGCACGTTCGTATGGAGTCCATGCCGCTGGGTCGATGGCCGACGCCTTGCTGACAACTTCCTTGAGGCGCGCCTCATCGGCCTCGACTTCGACAACGGCGCCATGACGGTAGATCAAGCGCTCCGCGTCTTCTGCGATTCGGCTCACATCATCGGCGTAACGAAGAGTCATCAAAAGGAAAAAGGCGGCAGAGTCTGCGACCGCTTCCGCGTCGTACTTCGACTCGACCGCCCGGTAACCGACGTGCGCGTCTATCGCAGCACGGTCTCCTACTACATCGACAAATACGACTGTGATTCCGCCTGTAAAGACGGCGCGCGGTTCTTTTGGCCATGCGCCAGGATCATCAGCATCGAAGAAGACGGATATGATCAAGAACTCAAAAACCCCCCGCCCCAAAAAGCGCCGCGCGAAAACCTCTACCGCAAGTACGGGGTCATCCGTCGGCGGACGATCGCCGTCCTCACGAACGGCTTCGTCAAAGGGAGCCGCAACGCGGATTGGTTCATGGTCGCGAAGGACCTCCTGGACGCTGGTCGTTCCGAGGCCGAAGTTCTCGCCCTCATTACCGCAGCTCCGCCCTACTACGGCACCCTCCCGCCGGAAGACGAAGAAGAAGTCAGACGCTGTATCTGTCAAGGAATCGACTCAGTTGAAAGTGGGAAAGCCTATGGACGAGACCAGGGATGATGGGACGCCGCCGGATAACGTCACTCACCTCGCAGACGAGCGAAAAAAGCGAGCGAAGGTCAAAGACCGTCTCTCGTCCGGTGAGATCAAACTTCAGATTGTCCTAAAAATGCAGCGAAGTCCGCTGGCGCCGATGGACTGGCAGGAGTTTCCCAGGATGTTTCGCCTTGTTCGCGACATTGCCGGGCGGAAGACAATTTTGGAGGAGCATCCTGATCGGGTCGTCTGCCAAGTGATCGATACGGTCGTTATCGAGACGATCTACAACTACTGCTATACGTCGCTCTCGATGCTCCCGGGCGCAGACGTCACGTTCCGCGGCGCCGAGGACGTCATGAAGCTATGGGCTGCCATGACCCTTCCGCTCGAGGAGAAGCCGGTCTCGGTCTCAGAGAAGAGCTACGATGGCTTGACCTTCAAGCGCCTACCTTTCGACGCGCCCGCTGCCGACATTGACCCTCCCCCCTACTTCGCGTCGTTCCTATCGCGCTGCTCGCAGCCTGAGGCGGTCGCCGCCTTCCTGGGGAGCCTTCTGTATCCGGATGCTGACCGCCAGCAGTACCTGTTCCTCTACGGGCCTGGTCAGGACGGGAAGAGCTCGATCGCGCGCTTCCTCCTCGAGCTGCTCGGGGACGCCGTCCAGAGTTTGCAGCCGAAGACGGCCGGGGACCGGTTCTGGAATATGAAGGTCTACGGCAAGCGCCTCGTCATGTTCACCGACTGCCCCGATACGCCGTTCTTCCGGTCATCCGAGTTCAAAGCCCTGACCGGGAACGACCCGATGTACTTCGAGGAGAAGGGTCGAATGGGGTTCACGGCGCTTCCGTCGTGCAAGGTTCTTGTGGCCTCGAACTGGCGGCCGGACATCTCGGGGCAGAAGGCCGACCTGCGTCGGTTGATCTACGCCGAGATGGCGCCGCTTCCGGACGGTGAGGCGATCGTCCCGAACTTCGACGCCCTGCTGACCGGAGAGGCCGAGGACATCGTCCGGTACTGCAAGGCGGTCTACGAGCGCGAATGTCCGGACCATGGCGCCATCCCGTGCGAGCTCGCCCACAATGTCGCCGCCCAGAACGACGAGGACGACGGCTCACTTTTTGAGCGGTACTTCGAGGTCGATGAAGGCGCCACGATGCAAGGCCAGGTCATGTCGCGGGTTCTCGATCATGCGGGCATCAAGAACGGTCGCGAGAAGAAACGGCTCCGTGAAGTCTGGGGTCGGATGTTCGGCATCCGGTTTCGCCGCGGCAAGCAGGGCAACACCTATCACGGCCTAAGGTTGAGGTCCGACATGTCGGCTCTAATCTTTTTTGGAGGGGTGAGGAGGGGTGATGGAGAGGTCGGTGGAGGATAAAACCTTTATTATACCAACTAGTTGGAACCTATGGAGGGGTAATACCCCTAATCAATCTACGCGCGCATACACGCGCGCAGGGGGAGCGAGTGAAAGAGGGGTTCAACCCGTCCACCCCTCCACCGGGAGGCGCCCATGACCGTCATCACCAAGCTCAACTACGACGGCCGTCTCGAGTGCGCGTGCGGCGACCCCGCTGACGTGGCCTCCTCCGACTACGACCGCGACTTCACCCTCTACCTCTGCCGTGCTTGCGCCATGTGCCTGGCCAGGGAGCTCGTTCGCGACGTGGCGACGATCGTGGAGGCAGTCGATGCGTAGACCCCACCTCGACCTGCGCCCCGAGGACATCACGGCCATCGCGGACACTCGCGAGCAGACGCCCCTCGACCTCCTGATCAAGACCGAGACCGGCACCTTGAAGTGCGGCGACTATTCGGTCCTCGGGCTGACCGACATGATCTGCGTTGAGCGCAAGTCGCTCGCCGATCTCGTCGCATGCGTCGGCAGAGAGCGCGACCGCTTCGATGCCTGCGTCAAACGGATGAAGGGCTACGAGGTCCGCGTCCTCGTCATCGAGGCCAGCATGGGCGCCATCGAAGCCGGAATGTGGCGCGGTCAGATCAAACCGACGCAGGTGAAGGCTGCGCTCTATTCGTGGGCGAAGCACGTCTCGATATTCCCGACGACCGACAGGACGTCTGCCGCGGCGACGGTCTCCGGAATTCTGTTCTCCGCGGCTCGCGAGCGCTGGCGTCACCTTCAGGCTTTTCACGAAGCACTCCGGATCGCTCCTCCGAAGGATGCGTCGTGAACATCATTACCTGGATCCGTCAGCGCCTCTGCCGGCACTTCGACTCCCGCTACGGCCTGCTCACCGTGGATCGCGGCCACTTCGTCCTCGTCAGATGCCACCGCTGCGGGCGCGTTGCCGTCAGCGACACCCTTGTGGAGGTTTCAGACCATGCCTCGTAAACGTCCAAAGTCCCCTGCGCAAGATCTAGGCAGCCAAGCTTCGGTTGTCGCCGGGAGTCGGGGAGGGGGCCGCTTGGGGAAATCACCCTAGGCGAGCTACTGGAACAGTACCGGGATTTAGAAGTCCCAAGAATGGCTCGAAGAGTCACGCCCACCCGTTCTGCTATGCTGGCTGCAGCAGGACGACTTCAAAAAAAGCCTGTCCTACCGATCGGCGCCGAGTCAGTGCGAGCGGCCTCTACACCCTCGCACTGCACTTGCCGCCAGAGCCACGGAAACCGGGCTACAATCGATTTCTCAACCATGACCTATGCCGAGCGCCTGACCGGGATGAAACGAGCCAGGCGCTTTCTTTTTGGCTCGGGCTCAGGCGTGCTTCTTCCGCTTCTTCAGGGTCCCATTCTTGCGGTCGATGTTATCGACCCTCGCGTTTAGCGCGGCGAGGTCGGATCGCAAACAGGCTATTGAGCGATCAACGCCCGTTGGCGAATTCGGCATATCGCCGAATCCAAGCATGAGGACACTGTGCAGGAGTTGATTTAGATAGGTCTGGTACCGGCCGTCGCCGTCGATCGCCGCGCGCCGCTTCAAGGCTTCGTAGATATCGAGGTCGATCATCGTCGTGATTCGGATCTTCGGTTTCTTCTTTATCTCGGCCAGGAACTCCGGGCTCGGCTCCCCTTCAGGAGCCGGCTCGACGCCTTCGGCGTATTGAACCCCATCTTTTTTACTCGTCTTCATTGAGACTCTCCCATGCGGCGAGCAGGGCCTCTTTGTTGGCCGATATCGTGCGCACTAAAATCTTTAGTTCCGACGCCTTAAATCCCCGGTGCTTGACGACGGTGCCGGTTTCTATCTCGATGACCGCAGAACAATCGGCATGCAGAACATGAACATGCGGAGGGTTGTGATCATCGGCATAGACATAGATTTTGATGCTTCCGATTTTCATGACCGTCGGCAAAGTCGTCCTCCCGTCCGCCATATATCATACATATCGACATGGGAGTGCAGAACTTTACCTAATTCTGTATTAACAAGGAATTACAGGTCATTAGTAGCCGGTAAGGCTAGTCCGTATGCATATTATATCTCAGGCCTTGAAAAAGCGCCTGTTCGGCCCGCCGACGCCGCCGAAGCCCCTCAACCACGACGCCCCCCGCATGCACCCACCTCGGGAATTCATCGGCCGCTAGGCTCGCCTTGCCGCTGTTCAAAAGCCGAAGCAGCTGCGAACTCGCCAGAGACGGCGCACCGAGATTGAAGACAAAACTTACCAAAGCATCGAACTGGGGCTGGGTCAGCGTCGCGGTCACGAGCCGCCTGACTCCCGCCTCAGCCCCCTGAAGATCGTCGACCAGCCGCGCGACGGCCTCGCCTTCCGTGATCTTGTCCCCAGCTTTTACACCGCGAGTCGACCCGTAGCCGATCGTCCAGACGCCGACCTGGTCCTGGTAGGCCTCAAGCCGGAGGCCTTCGAAGCTTTTGATCAAAGCGATGCCAGCAGGCGAGGTGATCACTCGGGCTCCTCGAAAGAAAGCCGCCTCGGTGAAGCGGCTTCGCAAGAAGGTCAGGCTATGCGCAAAGGCGCCATCGGCCGGCGAAGCTCTGCCTTGAGTCTTGCGCTCTGCGTAGAAAAACGGCAACACTGGTGTATCCACAATGGAAACGCCATCAATCGCCAGCTAATCGCCAAGGAATCGCTATGGCCCTCAAATATTTCGAGTGGCCTGATGACGAGCATGACCGGTTCATCCGACTCGCGCAGACCTTGGACACGCTGACCGATCTGCTCGAGGCGTTTCCCCATCGGAGCGGCAAAGAGGTCATGGACAAGGCTGAGTCGATGGGCTGCCTTGCGATGCTCGTAGCCGGCGACCGCCAGGTCGAGCATGAAGAGTTTCTCGAGCGACTCTACGACGGCCACGACGCTTTTCTCGAAGAGAAGGCGGGCGTCAACCGGGTGGACTTCGATGGCTAGAAGATGGCCCGAACACCGTGAGCAGGAGCTGCGCGACTTGGTCGCGAGCGGTGTCCTCACATACCCGCAGATCGCGTTGAAGTTCGGCCTCAACGTCAATCAGGTGCGCACGAAAGGCCAGGAGCTCGGGCTCGTCAACGGCGCTTATATGCGCCAGAAGACGAAGCACAAACACCTCCGGCGCGCTCTCCTCGAGTTTTATCTCACGCACTCGGCGAAGGAGTGCCAGAAGCACTTCGGTTTTACCGAGTCCGAGTTCAATTCATGCCTGACGGTCGCCTACCAAACTCCCGATCTTGAGCACCTCCGCAAAGACACCCGGCGCCACGACTCTTGGACTGTCGCTGAGTCCGTCCTACTGCTTCGCCGCTCCGGCGTGCAACCTCGTGTCCTTATCGCAAAGCGGCTTCAGCGCGGCGGCGTGCATTCGGTCAAAGAGCAGCTCTCGAGACTGGGGACGGGATCGAAGAGCTTGAACGGCATGCCCGGCAAATGGGTCGAAGCTGCCTTTCCACTCCACACTGACCGACTACCGTTCATCAAGACCCTCGCGGGACCGACTGGCGGCAACGGAGGGCGAAGCGACTTCCGCTTCGTGATCGTGCCATGGGTGGCCCTACGCCCGCTCTTGCGCTGCAAAATTGACCCGATGCTGAAGCAATACATCAGAATCATGAGCACCTATCAGCGCTGGATCTACGGTGGCAGAAGCGCCGAGTCCATCGTCCGGTCCATCAAACAATTTGCGAAGGAGACCACCGGTGGCCAACGAGATTGCAAAGCGTAGAGACGTCGCCAAGGCGTCCATGAAGACTAGGTCCGAAGGTCTTCTCGACAAGCTCGAGGATCTGATGGACCGCGTAACTGCGACGACGGTGACGTCCGACACAGTTCGAGCCGCGACGGACTGCGCCGACAAGGCGATCCAGCTCATGCGCCTAAACTTCGAGGCCCATAAGTTCTTCGCCGAGGCAGGGATCAACGGAGTCGACGGGGAATGAGCTTCGTCGCAGACGAAACCTTCGATGCGAACGCCTTCCTCAAGGCGGCTCGTCGGCTCGTGCGAGCGAAAGGCTCAAAGGACGAGGACCTGCCGTCGGAGATGCTCCTGCAGGCGCTTGAGCAGCGCGAGAAGGCCAAGGGCGCGATCTTGAGCATGGAGCTCATCTGGCGAAAAGCTTACGAGCGCCTCCATCCGCGCGGCAGTGACGGCCAGGGAGGGCTAATTCGTCGCGATGCAATGGATCACAGCGTGAGCGATGCGACAGTGACAGAAGATGGCGATGAGATCCGAACGACCGAGTGCGCGGTCCTCGACTTCGCTGCTGGCTACGCCGCGATCTCCTCGACACGCGGACTCAAGAGTGTCGCGAGGGCTGCGCGATCTGACCTAAGGCGTGCGCGATACCTCGCAAGGCTGCCTTACGGGCACCTCCCATTCATACTTTAGTACGGGAGGAACAATGCCAGGCGCCGGCAAGCCCTTTAAGAAGGGCAATCGGGCATCTGTGGGCAAGGGCAGGCCAGAGGTGCCCCCCGAGCTCAAAGCTGCAAGGAAGCTGACCAGGCCTCAGGTCGAGGCGGTCTTCAACAAGTACCTCTATTGCACGTTGGTCGACCTCGAGAAGACCTTGGTTGACGCTGAGACGCACTTCCTAGATCGGATCGTGATCAGCATCGGCATGCGCGCGTTCAAAGAAGGAGACCAAGCGGCGCTCGGCTTCTTCCTCGACCGCTTGGTCGGCAAGGTGAAGGACAAAATAGAAGTCACGGTGCCTACCCCGTTCGTGATCCGCCGACCCTCTGGCGAGACATTGGAGCTTGGGATGGAGAAGCCGAAGGAGATCGAGGAGTGAAGCCATACCTGATTGCCGAGGTCGGATCCAACTGGGAGACCCTCGTGCACTGCCTGCGGTCGATCGAAGCTGCGGCAGAATCCGGCGCGGACGCGGTCAAGTTCCAAGCTTTCGATCATGATGCGCTCTATGGGAGCGGTAACAGGTCCTGCACTAGGATGTTCGGTATCCTACGGACCGAGTGGATCCCCGCCCTCAAAGACAAAGCTGACTCCTGCCGCATCGACTTCATGTGCACCGCCTTCAGCCCCGATCTTGTCGAAATCGTGAACCCCTACGTCAGCACGCATAAAATCGCGAGTTCGGACGCCTGCTATCCGCATCTCCTGCAAGCCGTAGCAAAGACCTGTAAGCCGATCTTCCTCAGCACCGGGGCGAAGACCTACAACGAGATCGAACGGTCCCTGGACTGCCTCGGGTCGGCCGCTGCGAGGACTACGCTGCTCTACTGCGTGGCATCCTACCCGGCCCGGACAGTCGACCTACGCGTGATGAAGAAACTCGACATGCTCGAAGTTGCTGGCATCGGGTTCTCCGACCATACGACCGACATCATTCAGACGCCTCTGTCTGCAATCAAGGCGGGGGCGACGGTGCTCGAGAAGCACTTCACCGCGTACCCCGAACTCGACACGCCTGACAGGCCGCATAGCCTCGACCCAGGGGAGTTCAAGCTCATGGTCCAGCATATCCGTGGCGAGAAGGAACCGATGATAGGGCCGACGTACGAGGAGGACGCGATGGTCAAGCGCCACAACCGGAGGCTGCTCGCCACGCGGGACATCGAGAAGGGCGAGAAGCTTGTCTACGGCGTCAACTTCGGGGCGTACCGCTCTCTTGTCGACGACACGAAGGGCATGAGCCCTTTCGATTGGGAGAAGGCTCACGGTAAGGCGATACGCGAGGCCGTGAAGCGTGGCGATCCAATCATGAAAGTCTTGTGGTAGAAGGGCTCCGGAGGTTTCAACATGAAGGAAATACCTGGATGTCTAGCGACTGGGCTCCGCATTCTCTGAAGCAGGATCAAGCCGTCTTTTCGAAGGCCAAGATCGTTGCGCTCTTAAGCGGCATCCAGTTCGGTAAGTCAACTGTTGGCGCAGTCCGCATGAAGATTGCGATGCATACCTACACGTCCGAAGATGACGCCTTTGTCGTTGCCGCCCCAACTTACAAGATCATGCAACAGTCGACGCTTCCAGCGTTCCTCAAGATCATGGATGGCTGCGGAACCTATAACAAGGTTGACGCCACCTTTCGCGTTAAGGGCGGGGGAATCTGCTACTTTCGGACGGCGACGGAGCCGGACTCAATCGTCGGTATCACGAATGTCCGTCACATTTGGATCGATGAAGCTGGAAAAGTCTCCCTATATTTCTGGGAGAACGCCATCGCTAGAGCTGCATTTCGAGACTGCCCTATCGACCTAACGTCCAGCCCCTACGCTCTCAACTGGTTATTCAAAGACATCGTCAAGCCCATCATGAAAGACCGCTTCTCACGCCCAGACGTGGAGCTAATTCAGGCCGCAAGCTGGGAGAACCCGCTTTTCCCGAAAGCCTCCGTCGATCATGCCAGGTTGACCATGGATCCGAGACGCTTCCGGGCCATGTTCGGCGGCATCTGGGAAAAGATGACGGGCTTGGTCTATGACTGCTTTGATGACGACGAGAACGTCTGCGAACCCTTCACGCTGCCGACGGGCTCCGTCTTTCACGGGGGAATCGACTGGGGCTGGACGAATCCATTCGCGCTCGTGGTCCGTGGCATCACGCCTGACGACAAGCACTTTCAGACGTTCGAGTTCTATAGGACGACGCAAACAATGGCCCAGAAGATTGAGGTCGGACGCCAGGCGAAGGCGATCTTTGGCGTGAAGTCGTTCTACGCCGACCCCTCATACCCCGAGGCGATCCAGGCCTTCAACGAGGCTGGATTGACTTGCATCCCAGCCGACAACAGCATTCAGGCTGGCATCGACGTTCACTACGAGCTTGTCAAAACCAGGCGCTACAAGGTCTTTCGCGGTACTTCTCCGCATACGATCGACGAGTACGAGAGCTACCATTGGCCCGAGGAGAAGTTGGACGTAGCTCCTGACCGAGATATAAAGGAGCAGACTCCCGTCAAGCAAAACGAGCACTCAATGGACGCCAATAGGTATGTGTCAATGATGACACGCCGCGGCATGACCAAGAGAAAGCCGCAGAGCCCGGACGAGAAGAAGCAGGAAGACCAGTATCAACGGCTCGAGCGCCTCAAACGCAAATCGAGGGAGGGATCGGAGAAATGGACAGCGTGAAAGATGTGAGCGACCTAGGGAACATCCTCGACATCCGCTTCGTCGACCGCCAAGGCCGGCGAATCCTCCAGGTCTGCTACAAAGCCAACGTGATCTTTGGCGAGGTCGTGCGGGAGTGGGAAGACGTCAGGATGGAGCCGGACGATGGATAAGCAGAGCGACGACCGCCTTTGGCTCGCGATCCTGATTGGAGTGGCGTTAGGGACGACTCTAGTCCTCATCCGCGTTTGGCGAGGGTTCTGATGCCGACCTATCCCTACGAGTGCGAAGCCTGCCATAAGACCTGGGACGTCGTGAAGTCCGTCAAGTCCATCGACGACCCGGAACCATGCGCAGTCTGCTCGCAGCCGGCGCTAAGGCGCATTGCGCGCGTCAACTTCACTGGCGCCGACGACTGGAACACCCAGACCTTCAATCCAGCCCTCGGGTGCTACACTCGCAATACCCGCCATGCCCGCCAGATCGCCAAGTCCAGAGGCATGGAGGAGGTGGGGACAGAGCCGCCTGAGAAGATCCATGCTGCCTTCGAGCGGCAGCAGGCGGAGACGAGGGAGCAGCGTTGGAAGGATGCGGAGAAGGACAAGGTTTATGGCGATTAGAGTCTGCAATAAGTGCCAAGAGTCAAAGCCGCCGACCGAATACCCGCCACCTAACGGTCATCGAGCTGTGTCGCTCGTGCCATAGACTCGATCACACCGAGGTTTCACATGTCTGACATCAGCGGATACGCAGGCCCGGGGCTCCTCGATGAGCACGCCCCAAAAGGTGGCGGCGATCTGAAGAGCGGCGATACCGGCGCAACCTACAGTCCGACAGACGATGAGAAACGAGCGATAAAACTCGCAGAGCGAGTATTTGAAAGAAATAAAAAACACAGGGCTCAATATGATCAAAAATGGATGGATTATTATTTAATGTTCCGCGGGAAACAGTGGAAGGAGCAGCGCCCCTCCTACCGGCATTCCGAGGTCATCAACCTCGTCTTCCGCACGCTCCAGAGTATGATCCCCGTCCAGCTCGATACCCGGCCGAAGTTCGAGTACCTGCCGCAGAACCCGCAGGACTCCGAGCTTGCCGAGATCATGAACGAGGTCGCCGAGGCCGACTGGGCCAAAGGGAACTGGGGCGAGACGATGCTCGAAGTCGTCTGGGACTCGAACCTCTATGGCTGCGGCCTGTCCTCGATGCTGGTCAAGGACTCGCTTGGTCGCCCCAAGATTGTTTTCGGATCCGCTGACCCGTTCTACTGCTTCCCAGACCCCGAGGCGAAGGACGTCAACAAGGACTCCTCGACCTTCGGCTACTCCGAGCAGAGCCCGAGCTTCGTTTACGCCGAGCCGATGGACGTCCGGAAGATCAAGAAGAAATACCCCGAGGTCAAAGACTTCATCAAAGCCGACCTCCAGGACCTGCTCAATGGCTCGAAGACCAACACCCAGCCGATGAAGTACCGCTCCCCCATCGACAACAAGGTCATCATCGAGGGCTCCTCCGCGATGGACCTGGTCGACAAGGAGAAGGCGCTCCTCGTCACGGTCTATCTATCGGCCGAATACTGTGAGGAGGACTTCGAGGAGATCGAGAAGAAGGGCGAACTCAATCCCGATACCGGCATCGAGGCGCCCCCCGAATATATCCAGCAGGCCAAGTACCCGAACGGCCGGAAGATTGTCTACTGCAATGGCGTCCTGTGCGAGGACACGGATAACGGCTACGACGACGCCGAGTTCCCCTTCGATCGGTATGTGAACTACACGCTCCCCCGCGAGTTCTGGGGGATGTCCGAGATCGAGCAGCTCGAAGGCCCGCAGAAGACCTTCAACAAGCTCGTCTCCTTCGTCCTCGACACGCTGACCCTCATGGGGAACCCCATCTGGCTCATCCCGAGCTCGTCCGGGATCGACGAAGAGAACATGGTCAACCGCCCTGGCCTACAGGTCGTCTATGACAACGGTGCCGAGGGCAGGCCCGAACGCGTCGAGGGCGTTGCTCTTCAGCCCTATGTCATGCAGATCATTGAGAAGATGGGGCAGTGGTTCGACACGATCGGCGGTTCCCAGGACATCACCCGGGGCGTTCAGCCGACCGGCGTCACTGCCGCCTCCGCCATCTCGACATTGCAGGAGGCCGCCCAGACCCGGATCCGGCAGAAGACCCGAAACCTCGACTTTTTCCTTCAGGGTGTCGGCACGAAATACATCTCGCGGGTTTTCCAATTCAAGACGACGCCCGAGATTTACCGCCTCACCGACAACGATGGCGTCACTAAGTATTTCCAAATGCATGTGGAGTCCTACGAGCACGCGGACGGTCTACCCGCCCACAAGGTCCACTACCAGCCCTTTACCGCCGACGGCCAGATTGATCCAGATCAGGGGAAAATCTTCGAGACCCGAGCGAAATTCGACTGCAAGGTCTCAACCGGATCCTCGCTGCCGTTCGCAAAGGACCAGCTCGAAAATAAACTCCTCGCCTTTTTCGACCGAGGGATCATCGACAACGAAGAAGTATTGAAGCGCTCCGACTATCCCAACTACCAAGCTGTTTTGCAGCGCATGCAGCAGGCTGCGCAGCAGCAGCAACAAGCGCAGGCGGCGCAAAAACCTCCTGCCAAGGGCGGAGCGCCGGCTGGTGCAGCATGAGTAATGCGACCATCGACAAGATTTGGAAGAAAGTGACCTTTCATCCTGGCGGCTGCTGGCTCTGGCAAGGGACGAAAACCCCCGCTGGCTATGGTTGTATGCGTGCCGGACCACCAATAAACGGGGCCGCGAAACAGCTCTATACCCATCGTTTGGTTTATCAAATGCTCGTTGGAGAAATACCCGACGGCCTCCACATCGATCATTTGTGCCGAGTCCGACATTGCGTCAATCCCAACCATCTTGAAGCGGTCACTCAGCGCGAGAATGTCCTTCGAGGACAGGGCAAAGGTGCCATAAATTCCCGGAAAGACCGCTGCCACAAAGGCCATCTACTGGACGGGGTCCGTAATGGCGGCGGCAGATACTGCCGAACGTGCACAAGGGATGGAAACAGAGCCCGGATGGCCAAGTATCGCGCCATGGGGAGAGTGAATAAAGTTTGACCACCAACTAACGCGCCATTACGATAGAATAATAAATCAAATAATATTTACGACCGCGACTTACCTGGCTTTTTTCTCCCAACCTAAAAGCCAGGTAGATCGCTATGCCCGATATGCCACAGCCTGCGCCAGGTGGCGCGCCCCCGTCTGCACCTCCTCCCGGTGGCGCTCCGCCTCCCGGTGGCGCGGACCCCTCGCAAGGTGCCGGCGGCGGCAGCGGTGGCGGAATCACCGATGCCATTGCGCAGGTCGATTCCCTCGTCAACAAGATCGCCTCGGCTATCGCCAAGAGCCAGATGCCCGACCAGATCAAGTCGGCCTGGCAGGACGCGCTGGCGACGCTCCGCAAGGCAGAGCAGGCCTTAGTCCAGGCCGCGGGTGGCGGCGATGACAACGGCGCTGACGGTACGCCCGAGGACCAGGAGCCTGGTGGCGCAACGACGATGCAGCAAGGCGGCTCCAAGGGCGCCGTACCGATGTCTCACCAGAACATGCGGGGCCAATGACGCATGGCGGGTGAGAATGAAGACATCAATGTCGATGAGCTTTTAAGCTCCATCGAGGCCCCCACTCCTGAGCGCGCCATGACGGGCGGTGCCGATGGGGAGGCTGCTCCTAAGGCCGATGCCGCCACCGAGCCGCCGGCCTGGGACGGCAAGGCTTGGGAGTTCGATCACCTCGGCAAGAAGATCGCTCCCGATTCCCAGGACAAAGCTCGGACTTGGATGGCGCAGGGCTACAACTATTCGCAGCGCATGGGGGAACTAAACAAAACCCATGCACAACGGATGGCAGAGGCCGAACAGCGCGCCAAGTCCGCCGCGGACCTCGAGCAGCGCTTCTCGCCTTACTCCAAGGTCGACGATTATGCGCAGAAGAACCCGCAGTGGTGGCAGCACGTCCTTCAGCAGTATCAAGCCGCGCAACAGAGCGGCCAAGCAATAGACCCCAACCTCGCGGCGCTAGTAAAGCCGCTTGAGGAGAAACTCGGCAAGTACGACTCCTACTTCCAGCAAATGGAGCAGGACAAAGTCGACGCCGAGAACAAGAAATCTGACGACGCCTTGGACACGGAGATCAGTTCGATCCGGACTAAATATCCGAATATCGATCTGACCGCCGCGGATCCCCAGACGGGCGAGACCCTAGAACTCCGAGTGATGAAGCACGCCAAGGCCATCGGCACTGGCAGCTTCACTGCGGCGTTCCGGGATTACTTGCACGACCAGCTTCTGGAGCAGGCCAAGGCGACGGGCAGGGAAGCGATTGCCAAGGAAGCACAGGTGAATGCCAAGAAGGGAATACTGGGTAAAACCCCGGCCCCCATCAAATCTCAAGGCCTGAAACCCGTGAATACCAAGGCGCCATGGAATGACCCCCAGTTCGACGGGGCAAACATTCTGAAAGAAATGGGCCTCTAAAAATCAAAAATCACGGGAGCCGTTAATATGGCACTGACCTATGACCAGATCTCGGCAATCACCGAGCGCAAGTTCATTCCGAAGTTGATCGACAACGTCTTTGACTCCGACCCGATCCTGCAGCGGGCGAAGAAAAAGGGCTGGTACGAGAAGCTCGATGGCGGCACGACCGTCATCTACCCGCTCAACTACGCCCTGACGACGGCGGCGGGCTGGTATTCGGGCGCCGACACGCTCTCGACGACCGACAACGACGTCATGACGGGCGCCGAGTACTCCTGGAAGCAGGAGTACGCGAACATCACGATCCTTCGCTCCGACGAACTCAAGAACTCTGGTGATTCCCAGATCTTGAACTTCGTGAAGCAGAAGACCCAGATTGCCGAGAAGACCATGATCGACATCATGGGCGACGGCATCTACTCCTCTGGCACGAACGCCAAGTCGATCGTCGGCCTCCGGTCCATCGTGAGCCAAACGAGTACGATCGGCGGCATCAGCCAGTCGACATACTCGTGGTGGCAGTCGCAGCTCGACTCGGCGACGACGACGCTGACGATGGCCGCGTTGCAGACGATGTATCAGAACCTCTGCATCAACAACGACCAGCCGACCGTCATCATGGCGACTCGTGCGAACTATAACCGCTACTATGCGCTCCTCCAGCCGCAGCAGCGCTTCCAGGACTCGGAGTCGGCCAAGGGTGGCTTCTCCAGCCTGATGTTCAACGGGACGCCATTCATCGCAGGCGCCAAGGTTCCTGCGAGCCACATCTTTATGCTCAACGAGGGCTACCTGCACCTCGGCGCGCATAAGGACGAGGACATGCGCTTCGAGCCGTTCGCGAAGCCGATCAACCAGAACGTCAAGGTCGCCAAGGTCTACTGGATGGGGATCTTCGGCTCGGACAACAACCGTATGCACGGCAAATTCTCGGCCGTCGCAGCCTAAACCAAAGGAGGAATTGAATCATGGCTAACGAAAGCATCTCACCGGTTCGGATGGCAAATACCTCCTTCACGACGACCGCGCTCGGCGTGAATGACCCGGCACTCGGCGACTTCTGCGAGGAGGGCGGCAAACGCTGGGTCTTCGTCTACAACGACGGCGGCGCTTCGGCTCCAGTCGGCTGCGCGGTCGTACTCAACTCGGCGGCTACGGGCTATTCGGTCACAGTCTCGGCGGCGACCAGCTCGGACTTCGCCATCGGCGTCGTGCAGAACGCGACATTCGCCACTGCGGCCTATGCCTGGGTCCTTGTCCGCGGCATCGGCACGGTCAAAATGATGACCGCGTCTGGAACCGTCGTGGCGCGCCAGAACCTCGAGCTCGCAGCCAACGGCTACTTCTACGGCGCCTCGAACACGACCGGCAACGGTCTGTGCTTCGGCCAGGCCATCTCGGCGATCGTGTCGAGTGCCTCGGGAGCGGCCTACATCACCTGCTACGGATAAGGATTCGAATCGCGTGGTTAGACGTCAAGAAATCATCTGCGAATACCAGCCATACATTGAGCATCCGCCCGTTGCGAGGAACGACCTTTACGGGAAGGCCTCAAGCAACGACGGACCGACGATCAATTTATGGCGGGATATTTGGCTGAGGAACGCGAAGGCTAACCACGCAAAACTCGGACCTTTTAAGGATCGGGGCATCGGCAAGCTGTTCGGACGTTTCAGAAACCTTCCGGCAATCGTCGTCGGCTCCGGTCCTTCTCTCAAAGACAATGCGGCCGATCTCCTGAAGAACCCCGGTATTCCGGTCATCTCGTGCCTCCACAACTTCCATTTCCTCGAGGATACCGGCGTCAAGGTCGACTATTACGTCAGCCTCGATGCCGGACCGGTCACGATCGAGGAAGTGGCTGAGGGCGGGGACGCGAAAAGGGATTACTGGGCACTTACCAAAGGCAAAGTGCTCCTGGCTCACATTGCCTCAGATCCAGGTCTCCTCGCGAAATGGCAGGGCGAGATCTATTTCTTCAACTGCCCCATCCCCGACCCGAAATTGGTCGCGGACATGGACGCCATCGAGGTGTTCAACACGTTCGTCTCGACCGGCGGCAACGTCCTCGGTGCCAGCATGTATATCGCCAAGGCGATATTCGGCTGTAACCCCATTGCGCTCATGGGGGCGAACTTCGCCTTCTCGTATCTCGAGAAGTTCCACGGATGGGACTCGAAGTACGACAAGGACCTCGGCAGCTACCAGAAAACAACGGATGTTTTCGGGAACTGCGTCAAAACGTGGCCTTCCTACTCGAATTTCAAGGCCTGGTTTGACTGGGTCGCCGAGTCCATCCCTGGTTTCTGGGTGAATTGCACCGAGGGTGGAACCTGGGGCGCTTACAGCGGCGGGAATATCCGCTCGGTTAAGCAGATGGACCTCAAGGATTTTCTCGCCATGTATAGCATGTGCGAGGAGATGCGTGACCAGTGCGAGAATCCCTTAACGACTACCAAAAAAATTCTTTTTTAGGAGGCCACCATGGCTTGGACCGTCACGCGATACCAAACCGTTTTCGGCAACAAGCGGGCCGTTGGCCTGAAGTGCACGGCCGATGCCGCGACGTTCAATGTCGAAACTGGCCTGTCGGTCATCGAGTGGTTCACGGCCGGGACCCATGGGTCGATGGCGAGCCAAACGGGGCGATACGTATTCATCAACTCTGGGGCTGGCGGAACGGCGATTAACGGCACCCTCGGATGCTCGGGATTTGCCACAGGTGATGACATCTACTTCACGGTCTACGGCCGATGAGCTCTGGACCAAAGCAGGTATTTACCTGCAACACGGCTTCAGGCGCCTCGACTAGCTCTTACATCGACATGGGGACCTACGGCTTTCGGTCGATTGCCGTCAACGCCGTGACCATGTCGACCGGAGCGGCGATCACCGTTTATGGCTGCGACACGACGGGCGGCACTTTTTACCCGGTACTAGAGCGGGTCAATACGGCTCCCGTCCAACATCAAGCCATGACGATCGCGACGACGACGTCCGGTGGCTGGGCCATCCTTGACGCCCCGCCGCACCGCTACGTCCAGTTCATCACGTCGGCCATCGTCAGCGGTGGCGTCTCCTACACAATCATCGCGCAAGGATAACCAATGGCGACGGTCAAAGTCTGGAACGACAACATCTATCCATTCAAGCAAGTGATGAAGGGCGCTCCGATCGAGATTCCAGCCGGAGAATTCATCGAGATGGACTACGAGGAGGCCGTCGACTTCCGCGGCATGTTCTCGCCTTTGCCTCCGCAGGACTATTCGGGCGATGAGCGGGAATTCTACAAGATGATCCGGGTCGAGGCGCCGGCCACACCGGTCTTCAAGGATGATGGCCTGACGAATCACCTGACCGGTCAACGCGCGGCATCCCATGAGGATCTTGCGGCGACCTTGGCGGCAGTTCGGCATCTGATCGTCAAAGACCCCGAGGCTGAGAGAGCCGCTCCGAGCCACGACGTCATCGCGGACCTCAAGAAACAGGTAGCCGATCTCACGGCCCTGGTCCTGGCCTCGACAGCAGAGAAGCGCGGACCTGGTCGCCCCAGAAAAGAGGCCTGAGATGGAGACGGTCTACCCCGGCATCACGATGAAGGGCCAGTGGACCGCCACGCTCGAATCTGGCGGCGTCGTGAAGCAGGTCGTCAAAGGCCCGAACGTCATCTGCACGAACGGGAAGGAGTTCCTAAGCTCTTTCCTCTATTCGGCGGCTTTGGCGGCGTCGACCTTCACATGTCAGTACGTCGCCATCGGCACCGATTTGACTGCTGAGGCCGCCGCCCAGACGGCACTCGGTGGCGAACTGGCCCGGCAGACCGGGACTGCCTCCTATGTCTCGAACCAGATGTATGTCGTCACGGCTACCTTCCCGAGCGGGACGGGGACAGGTGCCATCGTCGAGTACGGCCTGCTCTCGAGCGCTTCGGTCGGGACGATGCTGTCGCGGACTGTTCAGACCGTCATCAACAAGGGCGCCAACGATTCGTTGACGGCCGTTTTGCAGATCACAATCGGATGAGTGGAGGCGGCGGTGACGGCATACAGCATGACGATGTCCGCCGCCATCGTGACGTTCGGTGGCGCTCCTACTGACAAGTGGGCGGCATACAACTGGAACGCCTTCAAATGGGGCGACGGGACGAACACGATTCCGAAGACTATTCGGATGGCGGTTGACCCCACCAACCTGAGCGTCGCGTCGACCGCAGCCATCAACTGGCGTTTCGTCCACCTCCTGGCTGGCGAGACGATCCTGCCAGCGGGCGCGACGGTCAACTTCCAGCACCGAATCGGCCTTTCAGAGACCCTGACATCTTCTGACATCCTGGAGCACGCCTATATCCAGGACCCGAACAACTACTTCCGGGTCTTCCCCGAGGCAGTGACCGACCTGACTCTGCGGTCAAACCCTACCTGGACCCAGGCCGCCTCTGCGGCCGCCGCCTGGTCGACCGCGACGGCTGGCACGACCGTCTGGAGCTGACATGACCCCTACAGATCTCGTCACCTATGCCCGCCAGCGCTACAACGCTGTCACGGACACCTTTTTCTCTGACTCCGAGCTTTACACGCTGATCTGGGATGCGCAGGTGCAGCTCGCGCGAGAGACCTATTGCATCCGTCGGGTCTATTCCACGTCGACCGTTATCGGACAGCAGGAATACCAGAAGCCAACGGCGGCGATGTCGATCAAGCGCATTACCTATAACGGTCAGAAGATCTTCAAGATCACCGACCGCGAAGACGACGCCCTGACGATGTTCAACCAGGCGACGACGGCAACGGGGGCGCCCCAATACTATTGGGAATGGGATACGGCGATCGAACTCAGGCCGGTCCCCGACGGCGCTTTGACTCTCAAGATCTATACCTATGACCTACCGCAGATCGTGTCCTCCACGACGACGCTCGATGTTCCGACGCGCTATCACCTCGATCTTGCCGACTACCTCCTGATGAACATGTGCAACAAGGAGAAGAACTTCCAGGCCGGATCTCAGTACGGGCAGTCGTGGGCCAAGAAGCTTTCTGACGCGAAACGCTACGAGAAGAAATTCCTGCGTGGTGACAGCTTCAATCACGTGCTTGACGAAGAAACGATGCCAGTCACGATCATCGGGGCGTTCTGATGGCGCAACAGTTCGACATCGTCTACCCGCCAGAAGGACGGGTCACGTTTGAGGGCGGCCTCAATAACAAGTTCCCGCGCTCTCTGATCCAGGACAACGAGAGCCCCGATACCGTTAACGTCGTGTTCACGAATGGCGCGGCCGAGACCCGCGGCGGGACGTCGCGGCTCAATACGGCATCGATCGGGTCCTTTGCCGGCGACGGCCTTTACACCCGCCATGACAGCAGCGGCGCCGAGACCATGGTCGTATTTGCCGGCGGCTATATGTGGCAGCTTACCGGAACGTCGACCTTCACGACGGTCCCCAGCGCCACGTCGGTCTTCACGGCTGGCGTCAGAGTCGGCACGACTCAGTATGAAAACAAGATGTTCATCGGAAACGGCAACGTCACGCCGATGAAATATGATGGGACAAATTTCACGCGTCATGGCGTACCAGCTCCGACTGCAACGGCGGCCGTCGCCACGTCAGCGACGGGACTTGTGCCCGTCCAGGACTGGTTCTATGCCTACACCTATGTCAACTCCGCAGCAGTCGAGGGCAACATCAGCCCTCTCACGTCTACACTCACGGTGGCGGCGTCATCGACCGTCAGCATGACGGCGGTGGGGGTGGCCCCTCAGAGCTTTGGGGTTAGCTCCAGGCGGATCTACCGGGCCTCCTTTGCGGCCGGTCCGTTCAAGCTAGTCGGCACGATCGCGGACAATACGACGACGACGTTCACCGACAATACCGCGACGCCGTCTGCCCTTGCTCCGACCGACAACGGGGAGCCTCCGAACTATAGCTGCCTCGTCACCTTCCAGAATCGAATCTTCTGCAACGACGCGGCAAACCCCAACTACGTCTGGTACTCAGAACCGCTCGCGCCCTATACGTTCGGTGCCCTGAGCTTCCAGCCTGTCGGCGATGCGAGCTTTGACTTAGTCCGCGGCCTCACGGTCTACAACAACGGCATCCTGATCCAGTGCGAGAACGCGCTCTACCTCTGGTATATGCCGACGACAACGCCAACCGACTGGTCGGTGATCAAGATCCTGTCGCAATATGGGTCGAGGTCCCCATTCGGTACCTTCCTCTATGACAACAAGTGCATGGTCCCCGCCATGCAGAACTCGAAGTTCGCAGGCTTTGCGGCGGTCTCGAATAATGCTGTGACATCGGAGCGCACGGCGCTGTCGACCTCCATGGCCGGCTCCGATCGCACAAGCGACAAGATCGAGCCCGACATGCTCCTGATTCAGGAGGCATACGCGGGGCTCATCTCCAGCTTCGTCTTCAAAAACAAAGCTTACGTCTCGGTGCCATATGGCGTCTCGGCGACCAACAATACGCGGGCCTACGTCTTCGATTTCAGCCATTCGAACATCACGAATCAGGAGTATTCCTGGGAGCCGCTGACGGGGATCACGCCGACGCAGTTCACGGCGTATGGCGGCAAGCTCTACTACCTCGATGCTGCGGCGACGGGCCTCGTCTACCAAATGGAGACGACTGCTTATACCGACAACGGTACGGCGGTGAACTCCTACCTCTGGACGAAGGAGTTCAGCGGCCTTCCAGGTCACGAGAACCTGCAAAAAGACTTCCGCAAGGTGAAGCTCCTGGTCGACCTGTCGGGCGGCTACTACATGAACCTCACCTACCGGACGGATTCTGACAGCGGCGGCGGCACGACGGTCCAGGTGAGTCTTGATCCTGGCTCGGCGCTCTGGGGCACCCTCATTTGGGGCAATGGCGTCTGGGGCGCTGGCAGAGCGCAACAGGAGATCACCGTTTACCTCGGGCAGACGACCGGAAAGCGTATCCAGTTCCAGCTTTCGAACCAGAACAAGCCGTCCCAGTACTTCAAAATTCACGGCCTCAACTTCACTTACAACATCAGAGGAAAACGCTGATGGCGGCTCCCGATTATAGCGGCGTCGAACAGGGCATAGCCAAGGGCTACAACGCGCAAAGGCAACAGGCCGCAAGCACGGAGGCGGGTAACCTCCAGGGGCAGAAGGACGCCTTGGCTCGGAGGGCTGCGGCTCTTGGCAACGCTCCTGGTGGCGCTTTTGTCAAAGCGGAGCAACAGACCGGAAACGATTCGGCTCAGAGGCTTCAACAAGCCAATGCCGGGATCGACGCCGCTCAGAACGCCGAGCTTCGCGGCGTGAAGATGACGCAGCTCGGGCAGCAGTTCACGACGAGCGAACGGCAAGGTTCCGAAGCGCACGCGGATACGGCCCAGGCGGCGACGTTCGCCCACGAGGACACCTCTCAAGGGACCGGGATTCAGGCAGCTAAGGAGCAGCAGGCAACAGGAATCGCCTCGCAAGAGAAGATGGCAGCCGCGCAGATCGAAGCCCAGAAGACAATGCAGGACAAGGGCATCACTGCCCAGAGCACGCTTCAGGATCGTCAGTTGGCGGCGCAAGAGGTCATGCAAAAGACTGGAATCGACGCCCAAGCGGCCATGCAGATGGTTGGCATTACCGCCCAGAAGGATATGCAGGATACCCAGCAGAAATTCCAAGCCGATCAGGCGCAGAAAGATCGTGACATCAAGGTCGACGAGTTCATGAAGCAAATGGACGCTCAATGGGCGCAGATCAATGGCTATTCGATAGACCCGGCCAACAGGCGCTCCGGTCAAGACACATGAGGCGCAAGTCGACGCCTTCAACGAAGACATGGCGAACAAGATTTTCAACAAGAAAGACATTCTCGAAAAGGCGCTCGGGCCATTCACTCCTGGCGGCGGCAGTGGCCCTGGCGGCGGAGTGCCGGGTGGACTTGGGAATATCTTCAGTGGTTTGGGAGTCAACTTTGCCTAAGGAGAAGGCCTAATGCCCGTCAACATGCCTCAAAAAACGCAAAATCCAATTATGGGGATTTTGCCTGTCGCCGGCTCGGTCGTGGGCGGGATCTTTGGCGGTCCAGCCGGAGCGGCGGCTGGCGGGAAAATCGGCGGCGAACTCGGCAAGCAAACTCCGGCACCAGATGCAGTCGAAACGAAGACACCAATGGATGCCGGGGCTATCGACCGCCGCATCGGAGCGACCGAGGAAAGTCCTTCTTTTCAATTAGCCAAGGCTGACGCGGCTCTGAAACAGCTTCCTCCCGAGTATCAGCAACAATACGGAGCGACGATTTCCGCCGCTCGTCAAATGGACCAACAAGGAGGGAACTGATGTCAGGAGTGATTGCCCCGCAAAAAACGGATTCAATGGGCCAGATTGCCGGTCTCGCACAGATCGCGAAGACGGCCTACGACATGAAAAAAGGTGGCGCAGCGGCGGCGCCAACAACCGCAACAGCCCATGACGCAACAGACTCCGCCGGCCGCTCCTCCACCGGCGCAGCCAGATCTGTCTGCTGGTCAGGTTCCACAAAACAATCCCGGCGCTATCGACCGCCGCATCAAGACTTATGGCGGAGGTTGATCAATGTCAGGCGTCAACGCTGTCCCCCAGCGCACCGGACTTCTCGATACCGTCCTCAAAGGCGTCGCCGTGGCGCGCGACATCTACGGCATCAAGCACGAGATGGCGGCGACGGATGCTCAGGAACAGCAGTCTGCGCAAAATAAGCAAACATTCGACGACAGCCAAGCCGGGATTGTTAGTTCTAAGGACTACCTTGATCATGCGAGCAATTTCAAACCGGCCGGTCCTGATGACAAGAACGCCATCGAGATCAAGCGCCGAACCGGCCCAAATCCAGAAGATGTTGTCGCTGAGCGCATGATTCCGATGGCGCGCTACGGCAGCCGCCCAATGGGTGTCCAAAACGCCCTAGATCCAGTGACTGGCGAGACCGGAACGCAGCTTTATGGTCCCGATGGAGCTTTAGGCGCGTTCATCAAAACCCAGGGGAAGGCAACGAAGCCCGATCCTGTCGGCCATTGGAAGCCAGCCGGCTTCGATCCTTCAGGAAACCCGATCAGCCAAAACGACCTGTCAGGGGAATACAAAGTAGGCGACATCGGCCCCGTCAACAAGAAGGGCGGCGTTCAGCCAGCTCCAGGAGATCCAGGCTCGGTCGACAAGAAAGCTGTCTCCCACGAGGCTGACAAGCTTTACGACACCTTCGTCAAGGGCACCGGCCGATCTGAAGTAGGCTCGCTCAAGAACAAGATCGACACGGCGGAGAACCTCAAGGCCCTCGTTGACGCACACCCGGATGGGAACCTGCCGCCGCCGCTTCAAACCGAGCTTGCGATCGGCATGGCGAAAATGGTCGGTGGCGCCGTTCCGAGCGAAGGCGAGATCAGTAAGATGGACCCCCAGACGAAGGGGACATTTATCGCCAATCTGATGCAGAAGTTCACTGGTGAGCCCTATGGGGCCAATAACCCCGGGTTCGTTAAGCTCTTCTCTCAGACGATCGACCGGGAAAAGGGCATCGCCCAGGACCAGATCGGCAGAACCGTTCAGCAGGCGATAAGCTTCGCGCCGAACATGTTCAAGTCTGATCAAAAGAGGTTCTATGGTTTGGTTGGCGCCAAACCAGAGAACTTCCAGGTCTCTCCTGAAGGCGACGTTGCCTACGTCAACAAGATGATCGGGAAGACTGGACCGGCGGAGAAGGCTTCGGGCGACGGATCGACGGCTATCGCCGCGCCTCAAGGATCGGTCAAACCAGCCGCGGCATTCCACGACCAGGCCAATACCGCGCTGAAATGGGCTCAGGACAACCCCAAAGACCCACGTGCTCAGGAGATCCTGAAGCGTTTAAATGCCAGCGACCAGCCTGATGTTCCAGCCATGGGCGGCGGGAGACCCTGATGCCAGGTTTCGATCCCGACAAGTTTTTAGCTGACACAGCGCCGCCGGCAAAGACGGCCGCATTCGACCCGGATAAATTCCTGGCCGAAACGGCCGCTGTTCCGGTCAAAGCAAAGGAGCCCCCCGGAGTCGCCGAAGCCGCCATGCGCTCGGTCGCCCGCGGCACTCTCGCTAACTTCGCTGACGAGGGCTACGGCCTGGTCGGCGCCGTCGTCAACCCGACAAATTCTGACAAGAGCTTCTGGGACCGCTATCACGAGTCCCGCGACTACGCTCGCGAGCAGGATGACGCGGCGGCAAAGGCCCATCCGGGCGTCACTACAGCCGGTGAGATCCTTGGCGGTGCCGGCAGCGTCCTCATCCCCGGCGCCGTCATCGGCAAAGGCGCGAAGGCGGCTGAAGTTGCGGCTGAGGGTGCGAACGCGCTTTCCAGAAGTCAAAAGGTCCTCCAGGCGGCCAAAGCCCTCGGTCTCGGCGCCACCCAAGCCGGGGTCTACGGCGCTGCCGCCGGGGCTGGCGAGGCGAAAGAGTTCACCGATATTCCAGACGAGGCCGCAAAAGGCGGTCTGATCGGTTTCGTTACGGGAGGGGGCGCTCACGTCGCCGGGAAAGCGCTCGGAACCGTCGCCAAGAAGGCCTTCCCGACCATCGCCAACGTCTTTGGCGGGGTCAATGAGGGCACGCTCGGCAAGTACGTCGCCAACCCCGAGCGCATCAATGCCGTTGGCGAACTCGAACGCCAGTCGGAGCATGCCGTCTCGGATGCTGTCGACAGCGGTGTCTCCCAAGCTGTCGGAGACAAGGCCGCCGCTGCCGACCGAGCCGCTGGCCTCGAAGAAGGGCTAAACGATGCCTACAAAAACAAGATCTTCGAGCTGAAAGGTAAGGCGACTCCGCTTACCAAGGCCAAGGAGATGACGGCCGCTATCCAAGCGCAGAAGACTCAGCTTGGGACCCTCTCCGCCGAGGCCGACCAGGCGCTTGACCAGAGTGGCGTATCTTTTGAGAAGCAGCACCTCCTCGATGCAATTGACAAGATTGGAAAATCGGCAGGCGTCGGCATTGGCGATGAGGCCCATGCCGCTCTCGAGAAGCTCCAGGTTTTGCGAAACAGAGTCGACGCGCAAATGCCCGACGTTATCGACGCTCCGAGTCTTCGCACTGTCCTCCAGCAGATCCGGAAGGACACGAATTTCGACATGTCGGCTGGCGAGTTCAATGACTCACTGAACGGCATGCGCAAAGAGTTCACGAGCCAGATTAGCGGCGCCCTGAAGGATGCGGTTCCTGAGTATGCGACCTACATGCAGCGCATGGAGGGCCTCGCGAAGAACGTCGGGAAGATGGACAAATACTTCGGCGACGAATCGAAGGCCCTGGGATCTCTCGAGGTCTTACGCAAGGGCGGCGCCAAGTCCCAGATCATCGATGACGCACTGCAAAACCATGCGTTGATCAGCGGCGACGACACGCTCACGAAGCACCTGGCCGACGTAAAGGACAACCATGCGCTCCTGGATCGCATCAACGCTGGCGAAGATCTTCGGCCCGAGTTCTTCCCGAAAGAACACGCCAACCTCCGAGAAGCCCAGGCCGACGCTCATATGGCCGCGCAAGTGGCCGAGCCTGTCGAGGGACTGACGCCGAAGACGACTCAATCGATCGTCAGAAACCAGGGAGGTACTGTCCCGAGCAAATACAACCGCCGTGCTCTGGAGCAGTTGAGCAATATTGACGGCGTCGACCATCTTCAGAATATCGAAGATAAAAACGTCTACGATGCCCTCGCCAAGGAGCAGGGCCGGACTGGCCGAAATGCCGTCATGATGTCCGCAATAGGCGGCGGCGTCGGCGGCCTCATCGGCGGCGTCCACGGTGCAGCGGCAGGCGTCTCGGCAGGCGGGGCGATCGGAGGCATCCTCGACCGCTACGGTCCGAAGATCGTCAAGGGAACTGTTGATAGCGCAATGGCGATCAAAGATGCGCTCGCCAGCACCGAAGGCGTCAAGGCCCTTGGCCCTTATGCCGCCGTTCTCTCCGAGGCGGCAGGCAAGGGCAATAAAACCCTCGCGGCCGTAAACCAGGCCCTTCTCGCCAACGACCCATTCTATAGCAGCATGTTCAAAAGAGACCCGCACGACGCCAAAAGAGACGCGATTCAGCGTCGTTTAGGAGAGTAAAACCATGGCTGCCCCGTCATATACGTATTCGCTCGTCAACGGCGCCACCGCCGACGCCTCCCAAATCATGCAAAATTATAACGACATCCTGAACGGCGTCACGGATGGGACGAAGGATCTGACGATCAGTGCCCTGACTTGCAACGGGGCTGCGAACTTTAAGGGAGCAGTCACCCTCGGCGATGCCTCGGCTGACGACATCACCTTCACGGGAAGCCTCGCATCGTCGATCCCGATCAAGACGACGAACGCCGTTGACATCGGCTCGGCGACCCTGGGCCTGCGTGCCGCCTACTTCGGCGCCAACTCCCAGACGGCTAAGATCGTCGGTAACGCGGCTATGGCCGGTGCCCTGACGATCACCCTGCCCCTGACGACCTGCACGCTAGTCGGCAAGGATACGACAGACGTTCTAACGAACAAGACGTCGATCGGTATCGGAGACGGCACGGCCGCAGCCCCATCGATGAACTTCACGAGCGACTCGGACGGCTCGGGCACGGGCATCTACCGCGTAGGTGCAAACATCATCGGCTTCTCGACCAACGGAGTGGCGCGGGGCAACGTCGGCGCGACTGGCGTCTGGACGCTCGGAGTCTCCGCCAGCGTTGCCCAGCACGTCTTTTACAGTGACGTGCTCGTGGATTCCGGCGTGAACGGCACGGCGGCGACGGTCACGGTCAACGACCCGGCCGGACGAACGACCGTAGTCAAGTCGCCATCGGGGACTGTGAACGCCCAGATCGGCACGACGACCGGCCACAACCTCGACATCATCTCGAATAACACGGTAGCCGCGACGGTATCGACGGGTCAGGTCTGGACCCAGACATCGCAGCCCAGCGTCCACGCCTACGCCACTGGCAGCCAAACGATTGTGAATGCGACTGCGGACGGCGGCGCACTTGTGACGTTTGGAACCGAGCTATTCGATATTGGCGGAAACTTCGCATCCGACACCTTCACGGCACCTGTAGCCGGGCACTATATGATTATGGCTACTGTGTCTTGGATATATTCAGCAAACGCCACAACGCTAGACCTCGTGACGTTCAACGTGTTCAAAAACGGATCTGCCTATACGTCCATCGTGCGCAGTGAACGCGTGAAAGATCTAAACTCCTACCAGACAGCGACAGTGCAGGCGATTGTGGCCCTAGCAGCCGCAGACACGATGGCAATTCGAATGGACTCGGCTGTCGGTGGCGGAGCGACGCGCACGCTGGCAGCCGCGCAGCGCTATATAAGCATTCACAAAGTGTCTTAAGTGATCTTGTTTAGGTCTGGTTTTTACGGCATTATGGACCAAACCATTTATATCATTTAAAAACTTATGAGAATTTCCAATGGCTTTTGACGCCCTTTCGGCACTTCTGTTGTTATCCGCTGTCGGAAACGGCGCGCTCGCGACGCTCCTCTACCGCAGGAAGCGACAGAAGCGGGAACCGACACTTTCGCTATCGGCCGAAGACCTGCTGCATGACCTTACGCGCGGGCCGGCTGTGATCAGGGTCGAGGTGATCGATGCCCAGAACCTATTTCTGAGGTCACCCAGAAAATGAGCATCGTCCTGATCGGTGGCACCGGAACGCTAGGACGTGAGCTTGCGCGGCAGCTCTCGCAGACATCTACCTATCCGATCACGATCTTTTCCCGGGACGAGTTCAAACAGCATGAAATGAAAAAGGAATTCCCCCAGTTCAACTATGTCCTGGGTGACGTACGAGATAGAGCGTCGCTAGCGCCAGTGATGCGCAACGCCGAGACGGTCTTTCTCCTGGCCGCAGTGAAACACGTTGATGCTGCGGAGAGAAACCCGCTTGAGGCTCTCAAAACCAACTGCCTTGGTGCCGTCAATGTTGCCGAGGAGGCGATGGAAGCCGGTGTCGACCACGTCGTCTACTCCAATACCGACAAGGCCGTCCTGCCGATCACGACTTACGGCTATACCAAGGCCTTCGCGCAAAACTATCTCCTCTCGCTTAACGTCCGGTCTGCGACCAACTTCAGCGTCTTCAATTGGGGCAATATTCTGGCGAGCCGTGGCAGCGTGATCCCGATATTCGTCGCGAGCCTTCTCAGCGAGCGGAAGATCTATGTGACCGACGTCAGCATGTCGCGCTTCTGGATGACGATCGAGGCGGCCGGGGCGTTTATGCTGGCCAACTTCGCGACTGCCGCGAAAGAGCGCGCCATGATCCCGCCGCTGAAGGGCGCAAAGGTCCTAAGAATCGCAGAGACGATCGCGAAAATCCTTGGGATCAACGATTACAAGGTCGAGATCACTGGCCACCGCGGGATCGAGAAGATCCATGAGGTCCTCGAATCGACCCACAACGGCTGCCTCCGGTCCGACACCTGCCCGCAATATACCGACTCCGAGCTCCACTATCTTCTCCGTCCAATCGTCTTGAACGAGGTCAAGCAGTGCGCGTCTATATCTACGGAATCAATGGTGGAATGGGCCGAAGGTATCGTGCAATCCTCCAAAGCCTTGGCCACGAGGTCCACGGCGAAGACATCAAAGAAAGCGTCGGTCACCCATCTGAAAGTGACGCCATCATCATAGCGACGCCGACCGACACACACTTCGAGATCGTCCGTCGATGCAAGAGCATGGGGAAGCCCATCCTCTGCGAAAAGCCGATATGTAAGGACCTTAGTGTTCTTCGGGACCTCATGGCGGAGTGCCGGGATGCAAAAACCAGGATCCAAATGGTCTCTCAGTATGACTACCTGGTCGACAACGAGAGTTGGGGCGATAGCCACTGGGACTATTTCAAGTCCGGAAACGATGGCCTCGCTTGGGATTGTATTCAGATCATTTCCCACGCCGAGACCAGGCCGGTCTTAAAGAACACTAGCCCCGTCTGGTCTTGTTCTGTCAACGGTCGAAAGCTCCAGATCGAGGAGATGGACTACGCCTATATCTGGATGATCAGAGATTGGCTCTCGTCTCCTCGGGATGACATCGAGCGGATCGTCAAGAGTCACGAGGCGGTTGTGCGGTGGGAGGAAGAGTGCAAAAGCGTATCCTGATAGGAATTCAGGCCCGCTCTGGGTCAACGAGACTACCGAGGAAGGCGTTCGAGCTGATCGGCGGTAAGACGATGCTTGACCGCGTCATCGAGGCCTGCAAGAAGGCCGCAACTTATACCGCTCAACGAGAGAAAACCTCCATCCGCGTCGCTGTTCTTACGCCAGAGGGTGACCCGATCGTCGAAGTCTTCGGCAATCGGTGCGACATCGTTGAAGGCCCTGAGCAAGATGTCCTGACGCGTTATCGGATGGCTCTTGACCGTTACGAGTCCGACTATGTCGTTAGGATCACTGGTGACTGCCCCATGATCCCGCCCTATGTCATTTCCAGGATTGTCTCGCTGGCAGCGCAGCACTCCTATGACTATATCTCCAACGTAGACGAGCGCTTCCGCACATCGCTCGATGGGATCGACTGCGAGGTGATCTCTGCAAGGCTTTTGAAGGAGCTTCACGAGCGAGCCGTGAGTCCTTCTGATAGGGAGCACGTCACGACCATGGCTCGTAGAGATCCGCCGCTCTGGGCCAAGTTCGGCGCCGTCGTCAATCACTTCGATCAGGCCCATATCAAGCTTTCCGTCGACACGCCGGAGGACCTAGAAAGGGTGCGCGATGCCTATGAATCAGCGTCTGGAAAATATCGAGACGCGATTATGACTTACGGACAAACATTGGTGCATGTCGTATGAAATACGATCAATGGCATTTCCATCGCCGAGCCCAGGACTGCATCGCCCAGTCCTACCTAACGAACTCCAAGCGTCCCGAGGCGCTCGTCAAGGGCGTCTATCCCACGCACGTCCAGAGTGGACAGGGATGCTTCCTGTGGGACCACAGCGGCAAGAAATATTTAGATTTTGTCACTGCGCTCGGCACGAACCTGGTCGGCTATGCCCACCCTAAGGTCAACGCCGCGATCATCGCCCAGATGGGCAGCGGCGCCTCGCACTCTCTCGGGACCCACGTCGAGATCGATGCGGCCGAGAAGTTGAAGGAGCTGTTCCCGTTCGTCGACGCGGTGAAGTGGACGAAGACAGGGTCGGATGCCTGCTCGGCGGCGATCAGGATCGCGCGAGCCAAGACGGGTCGGACCCAAGTCTACAGCGATGGATACCACGGAACCCACGACAGTTTCGTCAGCCTGTCGCAGCCCGCCATCGGTGTTCCTCTTGGACTTCACACCTACAAGCTTGGCGACAGGTTGATCGATAACGCGGTCGCCGCTGTCATCGTCGAACCCATCATCACCGATACGTCCGTAGACCGCATTGCCTGGCTCCGCCAACTCCGCGAGGATTGCACAAAGCACGGCGTAATGCTCATCTTCGACGAGATCATCACAGGCTTTCGATTCCCGTCGTATTCCGTCTCGGCTCACTACGGCATCACGCCCGACCTGATCTGCCTCGGCAAGGCCATCGCGAGTGGGATGCCCCTGGCTTGCGTGGCCGGCAAGTACGACGTGATGAATTGCGCCGAGTACTTTTGGAGTTCCACCTATGCCGGGGAGACCCTGTCCCTAGCCGCGGCGATCGCCACGATGAAGCTCCTCCAAACCGAATATTCGACAGCCTGGCTTTGGAGCAACGGGGAGCAGTTCCTGAAGGACTTCAACGATGTCTATCCCGAGAAGATCTGGCTTGAGGGCTATCCGTCCCGTTCCGCCTTCAAAGGGGACGAACTCACCCGAGCACTGTTCTTCCAGGAATGCTGCCGCGCCGGGATCCTGGTCGGCCCGTCTTTTTGGATGAATTACCCACTGATCGAGGAGGCAAAAAACGCCCTCGTTGCCATGACGGCAATCCTCGGTCGGATCAAGCGCGGGGAAGTCGAGCTATTGGGGGAAATGCCCACGAGTCCGTTTGCCCAGAAAATGCGGGAGCAGAAATGACCGAAGAAGCGAAGACCTACAAGATTGAGCTTGGCCCCCTCGATTCGACCTTGGCTGAGACGATCAGGCACTGGCGGAACGACTACGCCATCTGGCAGTATACCCGTCAGAACGACCTGATCTCTGATTTCGACCAGGAGGCATGGTTCAAGCGCCAGGCCTCGGATCCGACGATAAAGATGTATCGGATTCAGCTTTCGGACGGATCCGACAAGGCAAGTGTCGTCGGGATCTGTGGATTCACGTCGATCGACTACCGGAACTCACGTGCCGAGTTTAGCCTCTATATCGCGCCAGGGTGCCAACGGAGGGGGATTGGGAAAAAGGCGCTCGCTCTCCTTCTCCTCCACGGCTTCGAGAACCATGGATTCCATCTCATCTATGGTGAGACATTCGACGGGAACCCGGCAGCGAAGATGTTTGAGGGACTCGGGTTCAAGTGGGAAGGTACGAGGCGGGATTTCTACTTCAAGAACGGTCGGCGGATCGACGCCCACATCTATTCAATCCTTCGAGAAGAATGGCTAAATCATGGACGCGGCGCTGACGGTGTTTCTGGTACTCGTGACGTTCTCGGCGGTAGTGAATTGCCTCGCATTGACGTGGCTGGTCGTCACCAAAGAGGGGCGACCGTTCGAGACGACGGCGATCGGCCGGGCGATAATCCCGGCATCGAGGCGGACGAAACACAAGCCGAAGGCCCTAAGCGACGAAGGACGCCTGGGCTCGGGAGCAGAAAGAGTCCCGGGAGAGAGCTTGAAATAAAGCCACGGCCGTTTCTTCCGATACCTGGAGCGGTATCGGGAGGGACGGAATGGACCCCCAGTTCATAAATGAGATCGCCCGCCTTCTGAACCTGCCGCCGCTCGTCATCCTCTATCTGACCTGGTTAGGGCACGCCCACTTCAAAAAGAATAAGCAGCTCGATACTGCCTTTAACAAGATCAGGGCGCTTGAGTCCCGCATGCCTAAAACGCCCTAAAGGAGATTATGATGCTTCCCCTCCTCCTCGCCCCCATCGTCCAAATCGCCACGAATATCGTTATCGGCGTGGTCCTCGACCGCCTGGCGAAGTTCCGCGCGGACACCGACTGGACGAAGGTCAAGATCGACGCTGACACGAAGGTCAGATCGATCATTCCCGGGGCTGCGTTCGACGACGTTGCGGTCCGCGCTTGCAATGAGGCGATCGACAAGATCCGCTCGGCTATGGGGGAGACGGCTGAGGCGGAGAAAGTGCTTTCTTTCCTGGCAACCGGCGACTTCAGTGGGGCGGCAAAAGAGCTGATGCAGCATGTAAGCGGGAAAGCCGCCTGAAAGCAAAATGCCAGGCCCCCGAAGGAGACCTGGCCCTGATGCTACCGTAACGACACGCAGTATCTCAGAACTTGATCTTGCCCAGAATCTTAGTCGCCCGATCCAGCGCTTTGCTGGCCTGGCCGATTAGCTTCATCGTGCCCGCATTCGGCGAAGCCTTCGCTCTGGTTGCAGCCTTGGAACTAGGCGCAGCCTTCTTCGCGCGCTTCTGCTTACGGCGGCCGTTTGAGGTGGCTGGCGTGGTCGCATTGGACTGTGTCTCGTTGCTTTTGGTCTTTTTCATTTGCTTGGCTCCACAGATTTGGTTTCTGTCTGCAAAGTAACCAGGGAAGCGGGTTCCGTCAATTGGAGAGCCGTGCGCGCTCGCTTGCCGCGATCCCCGAAAGAGATCGGAACCGGACCAGACTTCCCCGGAGTCCAGTTCCGCGGCTCCGCATAGAACGCCAAGGCGACTCGGAGCTTCGCGTTCTCGTTTTCGAGTTCTTCGAAGGCGCTGAGGATCATGGCAGGTCCTTTGCCGGAGCTTCAATTTCAAGTCCATTGTTCGCCTCATTGCCGTCGCCGCTGCCGTCGCCGCTGCCGCTGCCGATGCCGTAGCCGCTGCCGTAGCCGATGCCGTAGCCGATGC